GCAGGTCTACGGCATGTGCTCCGACGAACGATACAAGATTCGCTACTTCCGGCCCCATGTCCCCTCAGGCGGCAACATTGGCTACGTCAAGAAAATGGCGTTCAGCCTCGGCCTCGGAGACATCCTCGTCGAAGCCGACCACGACGACCAGTTGACCCCAGACTGCCTTCAGGAACTCGCCACAGCCTTCACAGACCCGACTATCGGGTTCGCCTACTCGGACTGCGCAGAGGTCTACCCGGACGGTTCCAGCCTCCGCTACCCGGACGGCTGGGGCCTCGGCTACGGCTCCCACTACTGGGACGAGACGCTGCAAGTCTGGGCCTGCCGGGTCCCGATAAACCGCACAACCCTCTCACATATCGTCAGCGCCCCGAACCATGTACGGGCATGGCGGGCATCCACCTACCACGCTGTCGGAGGCCACAACCCGAACCTGCGAGTAGCCGACGACTACGAACTCATCGTCCGCACAGCCCTCGCAACCCAAATAGCCCACATCCCCAAAGTCCTCTACCTCCAGCACATCGACCCTGCATCAGCACAACGAGCAATGAACGGGCTGATACAGCAGTTAGTGCCACAGATTGCCGCTGAATACGCAGAACGGCTGGACGAAAAGTTCGGTGCTAATATCTGACTGTCCCCTGAGGAGGTTGTCATGCCGATGGTCGGTAAAAAGGAATTCTCGTATTCGAAGGCCGGTATGAAGGCTGCGAAGATGGAAGCGAAGAAGTCGGGCAAGCCTATGAAGATGGGCAAGAAAGCCGCTAAGAAGAAGAAGTAAGTGTCTACTACTGCCCAGATCATTACCCGCACCCAACGACAGTTGTTGTCTGGGGTTGTTGAGGAACGTAACAAACTGTCTGCCACGATTACGGCGACGGCTACTTCGTGCGTTCTGACTTACGACCTTGGTTCGGTGCGTCAGGGGTCTGTGATTGAGATTGGGTCTGAGCAGGTTTACGTTTGGGATGTCATCGAAGTTTCTAAGACTTTGACGATTGAGCGGGGTTTTAACGGTACGACTGCGGCAGCCCACACGGGCGGTTCGGTGTGTACTATCAACCCCAGGTTCCCCCGTAACCAGATTCTTGAAGCGGTGAATGACGAGTTGGCGGACTTGTCAAGCCCGGTGAACGGTTTGTTCCAAGTGAAGAATCTGGACCTAACGTACAATTCGTCTAACCGTCAGATGAACCTGCCTGGTGCTCTCGACATTATCGATTTGATTGATGTCCGTTACCGGTATCGTGCCGATGACTACAAGCAGGTGTCGTCGTACAAATTGTTGCGGAACATGCCGACTAAGGATTTCGGGTCCACGTTCGGTTTGCAGATCGATTCGGATGTGTCGAACGGCGATATCCGTATCACCTATAAAGCCCCGTTCGGCAGAGTAACCGCTGAGGCTGATGACATCCAGAACATTTCTGGGTTCCCGGTCGTCGCTGAGGACATTCTGGTGATTGGGTCGCAGATCAGGTTGATGGCTCCCCGTGAGGTGAAGCGTAACTTTACTGAGTCGCAGGGCGATACCCGCCGTTCGGATGAGGTTCCGTCTGGTGCTGTGGCGAACTCGATTACGAATCTGTTGCGTATGCGCAGGGACCGTATTACGGCTGAGGCGCAACGTCTTGCCCGTCTGTATCCGACGTTTCTGCAGAGGGCGTAAGCCGTGGCTGTAGCAGCGTTCACGCTGCCGTACCGTAATACCCCGGCGTTCTTTACTGGTACAGGGCAGACGACTCTTGTTCCGTCTGTGTATCCGGTGGCTATTAACGGTCGCCCGTACATGGTCGATCAAAAGTCGGGCGAGTTTCAGCGTGGTTATGAGCCTCGGGTGCGTGACTCGCAGGACATTTCAACTGCACCGGGTGAGGCTGCTATCAACCCTGGCGGCCTGTGGAGGCGTGGTCAGGATTCGTGGCATTTGGGTGCAGGTCAGCAGTATGCGGATATTGCTGGTGGGCAGGATTACCGGTTCTACAAGTCGAAAGGTATCGACATTTGGACCAAAGGCCAGGTTGGCCTGCTAAACAAGACAAAGTTGTCGTTGTCTTCTGCGGCTACCGAAAGCCATATGGTTGTTCAGGACGGGCGTGTGTATGTGTCTTTGAACGGTGATGTCAAGTTTTCTACTGACCCATTTGCGGCTAGCCCCACATGGACTGATTGCACGGGTGAACCAACAAGCAAAACTTGCAAATCAATGGCAACCGACGGCGACCGAATCTACTTTGGGTTCGAAAACGACGGTGTTAGAAAACTTGACCCCGGCACATCGACAACGGTTATTAACAATACAAAGTTTATTAATACAACCGACAATTACTATATGCTCGGTTTTGCTAAAGGTTTCATGTTCGGCGCATACGACCACAAGTTGCGCAACATATCGAACACCGGCTCTGTCGCAGAAATTATTGAGCCGATTGATACTGCTTGGCTTTGGGTTGGTGTAGCCACAGGCCAGAACGCTATTTATGCAGCCGGGTATGCCAGCAAAAAGTCAATGGTTTACAAGGTCACAATCAAGACTGATGGCACCTTGGATAAGGGTGTTGTAGCCCTTGAACTTCCCACAGGCGAAGTAGCCACAACCATTTCTGGCTATCTTGGGTTTATCCTGCTTGGCACGAATAAAGGTGTCCGGTTCTGTTCAACGGACAGCAACTCGAACCTTGTTGCCGGACCACTCATCCCAACAAACGGCAATGTTAAAAAGTTTTCTTCTAACGACAGGTTTTCTTACTTTACATGGACAAATTATGATGGTACTTCTGGCGGTCTTGGTCGGCTGGACCTTTCAACTTTCACTGGAACGAATACTCCGGCTTACGCCACAGACCTCATGTACGACTCGAACGCCGATGTCACAAACGTCGTCATCTTCGAAAACAAACCAGTCTTCACAATTTCCGGTGTCGGAGTTATCGTTGAAGACACATCCAGTCTTGTCGCATCCGGCACATTGGAACTCGGCACCTACCGTTGGGGTATCCCTGACCGCAAGTTCGTCGCCCGAGTCGATGTCCGTACCGAACCACTCAAAGGTTCCGTCACCGCATACCTCGCCAACGACGAAGCAAACTACGAGAACCTTGGCACGATGTCTACCGCAGGGTTTGTCGAAAACACCTTCGCAGGTTCCGATGAACGGGCCATCGAAGCCAAGTTCAAACTGGAACTGACACGGGGCACAACTGTCACCGAAGGCCCGATTGTTACCCGTTGGATGGCCCGGGCCTACGCTGCCCCGTTCCGTTCCCAAACGTTCTCCGTGCCTGTCCTCCTGCACAACAAGATCAAACTGAAGAACGGTAAAGAGGTTTACCTGGACATCCAGGAAGAAACCGATGCTTTGGACGAACTGCTGTACAACCCCAGAATCGTTGTTCTACAGATCGGCGGCAGCATCCACTCGGTTATTGTTGAGGACCTCCGCTGGATACCAGTTGATGCCTACGGCTCCAAGTGGGATTGGGAAGGGACGGCTGTTGTTATTATGAGAAGCGTAGAAAACTAGGAGCACAAATGGCACTTCCCGTTCGCAGAGCATACAAGGGCGCACCTGCCTCTACGACGCTGAGCGCTGGCATCAATGCATCCGCTACAAACGTCAGCGTTGCGTCTGTCACGGGCTGGCCGACATCGTTCCCGTTCTTCGCTGTGATCGACCCCGGCACCTCAAAAGAGGAAAAGGTTCGGGTTACGAACATTTCTACGCTGGTTTTGACTGTGGTGCGTGGCGTGGATGACACGGTTGGTGCAGCCCACGATGCTGCTGCGGCGATCTACCCGGTGTTTACCGCTACTGAGGCTGATGAAGCGAACCAGATCGCTTCGGTGATGACCACTAAGGGTGACCTCATCAGCACTGACGGTTCAAGTATTAACCGTTTGGCTGTTGGGGCAACGAACGCCCATGTGCTGCAGGTTGATTCGGCTCAGACGAACGGCATCAAGTGGGGTCAGGTTGCTACGGCTGGTATCGCTGACTCTGCTGTCACTTCAGCGAAGATTGCTGACCGCACGGTCGTGGCTGATGACATTGCTTTGGCGACATTGAAATTGATTTGCCCGGTCGGAACCATTGCACCGTATGGTGGAACTTCTGCCCCGACTGGTTGGTTGCTGTGCGATGGCGGTTCGATTAGCGCCTCGTATACGGAACTTCGTGCTTTGGTTGGCACCACCACCCCGAACTTTAAGGGCAGAACCCTTGTCGGTTTGGACGGTGCACAAACGGAGTTTGATGCGATTTTTGAGACTGGTGGCGCTAAGACTGTTACGTTGACCGCCGCCCAGTCTGGTCTTCCTGCGCACCTTCACAGCGTTTCTATTACCAGTGGTCCGGAAAGTGCCAGCCATACGCACAGCATAACTTTTACGGAAACGCCTTCTGGCACGTTGACAACTGTGGCACCAAGTGCCGGATCGGGCATTATTGCGCAGGCAAGCAACCAGACATCGGGGACAACTAACGCAAACTCAGTGGGCCACGACCACCTTGTGAGTGGAACTACCGCAAACGTTGCTGCTGCGAACGCCTCTGAAGCCCACAGCAACCTTCAGCCATACGCTGTCGTCACCTACATCATCAAACACGACTACTAGGAGTAATCATGGTTAAGATTCAAACTGTCATCGGGCGAGTATTCGCCGTCTTCGGAAGCACCGCCCTCGGCGCACTCGCTGGTGGCGCTGTCATCGGTGTCGAACT